TGCTTCGCACTGGCTATGCGCCCGCGCAACTGCTGCATGGACTCACTCATCGCCCTGCCCCAGTCACTGCGTTTCTGCTCCACGGTCAGGGTGTTGTAGGCCCTGGCCATATCGTTGTAGGCCCCCACAAGCTCCTTCACCTTACCCTTGGCGTCACGGCTACTCGTAGAGATCTGACCAAACGCCCGCGCCGCCTCCACCTGTGACTTCGTGAACTTCTGGAAGTCGGTGTTGGCGGAGGCATTGGTACGAGCGAACTGCGCAAGCTCCCTTGAGGCCTCGCGCAGCTTTGAGTCGTAGCCGGTTGACTCCAGCTTCAATCTGGTGATTACATCTGCCATCGTATTGTCGTCTTATATGAATTCTCCTTGAATAATCTTGTCTATCAGGTACTGCAACCGTCCGCTTGCCAGCTCCATCGACCGCTGTGAAGCAGGCCCAAACCAGTTCTTCGCCCTGATGCTTCCCCTGTTCCCGTTCCTGCCATTGCTCAGACTATGAAGGTGTCCGTCCCTCCCGGTATAGCTGTGGATGTGCCTTTCCGTTGTTCCGGCATTCTGAAAGCGCAGAATGAATCCTCTGTCCCTTCCTTCATACCCATCCACCTGCTCAGTCCTTGCAGATCGTCCCCATCGGTTGCCGCCTCTCCCGGTATGGCTCCCCTGTTTCTTGCTTCCGCTGGGCACTGTCCGCCCCTGTCGTTTCCCATTCAGAATATTGACTTGTCCGCCAAGTATCTTCCGATACACCCCCGTCCTTACAGCCTTATAGCTATGCCTCGGGTCATTCCCCAGCGCTTCCCTGGCGCTATTGCTCACCCCTTTCCTCACATCCTGGAGTATCTGACGAATGGCCCCCTGCACCCTCCGTCGAAACCCGTCGTCGCTGGTCATCATCTTCTCCAACGACGCCACAGTCTCCATAATCCCTTCAACCTTAATCTCACTCATATCTTCGTCATGTAAACCGAGGCACTGCCTCGGTCAGAAAAGGCTTCAGCGTAAGCAGAGGCACCGCCTCTGCCCCCATAACTCCTTCATCCTTCATCCATCACCTTTCATCCATCAGCTATCATGCGTATCAACTTCCGAGCATGTCACCTGAAGTATATTCTCCTCATAGTCCCTATTCAGCGACTCAACTTGGTACACCTTCCCGTCATACCTGATGAAGCTGTCCCTATTGACAATATCATTCCACCGCATCCTCACCATGATGGTGTCATAGGCATCGAGCGCCCCTTCCCTCATGCTCTTCACCCCACGGCTGAATGCCACGCTCGCCCACAGCGTAACCACCTCGGTATAGGAGTACCCGCCGGACCCTACCCCGTAGTCCCCAGCCTCTGACTCTCTTTCAAGAATCGTCACCCTCTCCTTCATCATCCCTGAAGTATATCCCATCTTTCTGTGTATTTCCGTGATTTCTGTGTGAGATTATCTCTGTGTATTTCCGTGATTTCTGTGTGAGCTACAGTCGCATATACGGCTTCAGCAATATATCAAAAGAATACCCGACATTGCTCAGACTCTGCGGCGTCACCGGCGACCGATGGTTGTAGCTGTTGTCAACAAGCAGCAGCGTCGCCTGGATCACCGCAGCAGGCATCTGTCCATACTCTGCCAGGAAGTCCTCATACTTCCGCCGGCAAAGGTTCATCACAGTGTCTTCCGCAGCGGTCCCGTACAACTCCAGAACGCTGTCCTCACAGTCGAAGTCTATCCTGGAGTGCTGCTTGATGTAGTCAAGTGTCAGATATTTCATTGCTCACCTCCCCCGGCATTGTTGCCGGCCTTTTGGGTTTCATTGATATTCCGCAGGTTCGCGCTCACGAAGATGACGTCACCGCCGGTAACTTGTGGCATGTTGTTGTCGGCCCTGAGCTCGTTCACGCTGCTCACGCCGGTCTCCATCTTCATCTTGTTGATTTCGGCCGTTGCCTTCCTGTCGAACATAAACAGGTCGCCTATTTTCGCCTCAAAGCGACGACGTTCAAAGTCGCGCTCGTCGAGCAACTTCCGCTGCAGTTCACTCACCAGCTCCTTGGCAGCCGGCGCAATAGTGCGACTCAGCAGTTCCTGGGTGGCGGCCTCGGGTGTCTTGTAGCTACTGTTGCTGTCGTCCATCAGCAGTGCTTTCGGCACACCGTAGAGTCTGGCTATCTCCACGTCGCCATACCCCATGCTCTCCAACAGCTGCATCTCTGCACCTGTCATACTGTAGGGCGTAGCCTTCTCGAGTCCTTGCAGGGCGATCACATCCTGTGTGTGCCACTTCCGGTTCACCTCGTCGGCATACTTGTTCACCTCGTCCTTGTCATACATACCACCGCTCAGCAGTCCCTGGTTGCCCTTCCTCTCCTCGGAGATGATGAGCTTCATACGACCACCCTTGGCAGCGGTCTCGAGGGCCTGTCCCATCTCGGTGGCCTTCAGCGTCAGCGTGCGCAGCGCATACTCCAATGTCGGGATGCCCATGATGCTGCCCTGGCGCCGATAGGTATTGGCAAGGTGTATCACCTCCGACCGTCTGGCCTCGATGATGCGCAGACCACCCAGCCCATGGTACTGCAGGATGTAGCGGTCGTTGGTCTCAATATAGTCGCCGCTGTCGCAGAGCCACAGGTACTTCACCTCGCCTACCTCGTCGCGCTCAACATAGATGAACGCATTGCCATAGGCTATCTTGTGGTATTCTACCTGCTCCCACAGGTCGGCAGCCGACATCAGTGGGTTGGGCTCGACCTGAAGCAGGTAGTTCAGATGACTGCCATTGCCGCGCATGCTCTTCCTGAAGTACTTCCCGGCACCCATCAGCTGCTGGTACTCGATGACGATCATCGCCATCGTCTTCATCCTTACCTCAATGGCACGATGCACGGATGGTATCGTCAGCGCCCCTTGATTCCCTCTGATGTGCTCAATCTTCGCCTCAAAGCTACCGCTCAGGCTCCCTTCTCCGTTACCGCCGATGGTTCCTGGCACCCCGCTCTCGCGTCGCACCATCCCCGTCGGCATCAACAATTCCCTTAATCTCATATCGCATTCTTTCTTTTTCTTGTCCTGTAAACCGAGTCCCTTCCCCAGTCAAAGCCCAAAGGCCGTCGAGTAAACCGAGGCACTGCCTCGGTCAAAAAAGGCTCAGCGTAAGCAGAGGCACCGCCTCTGCCCCGTTCAGCTCACAAGGTCCGCAGGGTTCCACACCTTCAGCACCCCATTGCTGTCTACGCCGACGACCTTGTATCCATTGCCCTCAACCTGCAGCTGCTCGCTACTGACGCCCGTCAGCACCTCAACGTTATGCAGGTTCCCTTCAGTGGAAAGATATTCAACGGCATTGTGGAAGTCACACTCCGTACATTCTTTCAGTACATTCCAGTTGAACGCCGTGCCAACCTTACAGCCGCTCAGCTTGTCAATGGTGTTGCTGTAGCAGTTGTCGCCAATAGTACTGACGATAAGATCTCCGACATAGTTTCCGGCGAAGGCATTGCCAATCACGAAGTCGTGTGAGCCGACACCGATGATATTCCCCTGGAACCCTGTGCCAATCGTCACATTGCCAGAACCACCGACAGTGTTGTTGTAGCTCTCTGCACCAATCTTCACGTTGCGAGGCTGATTCAGGAACACGATGTTGTTCAGACGAAGGGGATAACGAGGCTGGAACCAGTTCTCGGCAATGACGCAGCTGACGCTGAGCACAACCGACGGCATCCCTGCGTAAGGAACACTGGCGTCACGTTCACTGCCGCCTCTCATAAAGGTGTACATGAACTTCCTGTCGGTGTTGTCCTTCACCTGGAACCGGCCTTCGCCTGGCAGGTCTTCGGTCACACCCGTCCACGCATAGTACCCGATGTTCTTCTGCTGATCGTCATCCCAGGTATTGAACCGCAGGAACTGGATGTTCTTGAAGTCATACCCGCACTCGTTCCCGAACTCGTCCTTCATCCAGTACACCACGCCCTTGCCGTTCTCGCTGTCGGCCCAGGCATATCTGCTCACGTCATTGAAGACGGTGTACTTCAGCTCCCATCGGCGAAGGTCGCACAGCTCAAAGTAGGTGTCGCCGTCGTGCAACATGGCCTCGGCATCCTCACTGAGGGTGTCCACGTCAATGGCCTGCACAACGATGTCAAACTGATGACCGGCACTCTGGGTGCCAGGAGTGGTGGTGGTGCACTCGTAGTCGGTGATGCGGTACTTGCAGCCGGGGACAAGGCCGTCCGACTGTCGCAGGGCAATAAGCTCTGCATAGGTCACTGACGGAAGAAAGTTCGCGTCAAGAATGGCCTGCACCTCAGCGCCACTCTGTTTCAACTGATAGGTTTCCATAATATCGCTTTTTGTTGTTTTCACAGCCAAATAGTAGCCGTCGCTTGTCACCAGCTTCGCGCCACTGTTGTCCGCCAGAATGGCGTAGGGAAGACTCTGCCCGCTCTTCAATACCCGGGCCAGCGTCACATGGGTGCCGTCATAGGCACCGACCTTGCAGACGCGAGGCATCCGATGCCCGTCCACGACATAGAAGATGGGAACGTTCTCCACCTCCGTTCTGTAGCCGTCCTCGAGGTCGCTGTCTGGCACGTCGTAGCTCACACGACAGTACACCTGCCCACACATCTCTGCGGTGTTGCAGCCAAGCAGATACCCGCCATCAGCCATCTCACGCATCGCACTCTTCTCTATTACCAGGGACTCGCCACGCAGCCCCCACTGCAGCTCCGCCGTGAACGCATCCCGACTCATATCGAACCCGTCATGCTCGATGACAACCCGGTACTTCACGTCCTCGCCCTTCTGAATGATGTCCTTTACATTCATATCTTTTTCCAAGTTAATCTCCTATTATCCCCCCTTTCCCCCTCTAAAGGTAAACCCCTGTCGCGTAAACCGAGGCAGTGCCTCGGTCCCCACATCAAAAAGGGCACCTTCCCAGGCACCCTCTTCCATCATCTCTTTACCAATAAAACTAACTAAAACTATTACAAACAAACCTATTAAACCAAACATAAAGTATCTAAAAGAAACAGCTCCAATCTATCACCCCTTCATCCTTTCATCCCTTCATCCTTTCATCTCTTCCTCACAAACGTATTATACCTAATGCTCGAATGCGGATTGAAGTTCACCACTTTCACCTCATACCCTTTCGTCCCCCATCGCCACCAAAGAAACCTCCTCTTATACTCCTTCTTCACCGCAATAGCAATCGAGTCCCTCACCGCATACTCCAGCCTGTCATTTTCAAGCACAAAGTCCGTCCATGCGTCATGATACTGCATACGCCCCTCGCCCGTCGGAGAGGGGTCGGGGGTGAGGCTGATTGTATCATGCACCACGGTCCCTGTCTTCTGAAGGCTCTCCAGCTCCCCCACTTTCACCTTCAGCTCCTTCAGCAACCGTTTGTCCTCAGAGGTCAGCACCCCCTTCACCTTCTCCACTTCCACCACTTTCTGCGTCACCACTTCCACCGTGTCCCTTATCGTATCACGGTGTAAAGGCACATACTGCTGCGCCTTCGCCAGTTCTTCCCTCAGCCTCTCATTCTCCTTCCTCAGCCCTTTGTCACACGAACAAAGAACAAGAACAACCAAAAGGCTTAGACGTACCCAGCGGCACCGCCGCTGGCTTTCCGTGTATTTCCGTGCTTTCCTGCTCATTTCCGATCAATCTTAATCCCAAGTGAATACTTCCCCCCTTTGCAAGTGAGTTTCATCCCCCTCCTCATCGGCGAGAATGACACATGAATCCAGTCTGGCCTCCCCTGAGAGTCCACATACTCGGCAATGAGCTTGTCAAACGGCAGCTCCATCTCAATCAGCTTCCGCAGCAGCTTCATATTGTCCTCCCGCCTGTCAGAAACCGTCCTGATGTCCGCCGCCTGTCCATACAGGTGCTGGCTTCTTGAAGCTCCTCCTACCGCCTTGTTCAAGGCGGGGCACCGATACCCGCTCGTCACAACTATCGGCGCTCCCCAAGCCTCCCTCAGTGGGTCCAGAATATTCTCCCCAAGTGCCGTCAGGTTCCCCCTCACAGCCTTCGTCGGCGTATTGTCAATCCCC